TGTCTTTGTGTCGTTTTAATATATCCCCTTTTTTGTATGCTCTAGAATAAGAATAAGTAGGTATTAAATCTAAGCCTGTTTCTTTTTTCATTACAGGTAGCATTTTCATCAATAATGTTTCCATTACAAAATCAGCATAACAAGAGTATGTATTAGGCACTTGCGGATCAGTCCATGTTCCAAGCATCGGGGACTGTGAATTTATATTGTGTTCATACATAAATTCTACAGCATCTCGTTTAAGTAAAAAATAATTAAATATAAAATTAGCTAATTCAAAAGACACAGCGTTTTTAATAACATGATATTTAAACATTAAATCCTTTCTGTATAAAATTAAATGATACTGATATTCTTATATCATTAGATTCGTTTGGGTCAACACAATGCCAAAGCCATGCAGGAAACATAATTATTCTACCTTCTAAAGGGTTAACTCTAACCTCTCTCCACAAATGTGAAGGTGGTTCTTTTTTTATTCTAGCCGGCATAACCATGTGTGCTGTTGACCTTGGATCATTGAATATAATATCTCCTGATTTTTCAGGTGCTTTAATATAGTAAACACCACTATAGTGACTATTAGGATGAATGTGTGGTCTATTGTATCCTCCTGGTGGATTAACATTTGCCCACATATTACCTATAACAGGTTCTCTATCTAAATATTCTTCTTTGTATATTTCTAATTGCATTTTAAATAATTCATCAACCAAAGGTTTAAACACAGGTATTTGATGCATGTCAGTATTACTATGCCAACCATTCATATTAGTTCGTTTAATACCTTTATCTTTATCAGCCCAACTAAGAACTTGTTTTTCAAAAAATTTGTTATCTAGATTGACATCCTTAGCGTATATAATAGTTGGAAAATATGCAGCCTTAATCATCATTTGAACGGTGTGCCTCCAAACCACATGACTAAAGATTTTCTTGTTCCCCGTATTACAGGTTTTACTCTATGTCTAATAAAAGATGCAAAAAATATAGCTTGACCCTGTTTTATTTTTGCAATTTTACCTTCAGCCATTAATTCTAAATCACCACCTTCAAACTCTGATTCTGGTGATAACAAGCAAGTCATAGATATTTTTCGCACCGGTGGTTCGTGTTGACAGTTTACATCGTTATCTACATGCCAATCATAAAAACCTCCTTCTGGATATTCTGTATATTGTGCCATTTCTGTAATTGTCATACCATCAAAACCAAAATGATTACCATTAGTTTGTTTCATAGTTTTTTCTAATCGTTTATACATTTCAGTCATTTTATTAAATGGTATCCAACTAATATGTGACGTTCGTGTTTTAGTATCTAACACACCACCTTTGATGCCTTGTTTATTTCCAATTTGTGCATCGTTTCTAGGTTCCGCACGTCCTGCTTGAATAATCATTTGACATTGTTCAGGAGTAAATATTGGTTGTGTTGTTTCTACAATATAAGATTTCCATTTTGGTTCTGTTGTCATATTAATATCCGTATTCTACCCATCCCGTTATTATATATTTATCATTCGACAAAGGTGGGTTGCCTCTATGAACATGTGTAAATTGTGTAGGCCAAACTAACATTGTATTTTTTTCTGGTTTGAATCTACACTTTTGATATAAAAATTCTGTTTCTCCCCCTTCTGTAACATCGTTAAGATATACCATAAAAGCTAATATTCTATTTCTTGCTTTCATTTCAGCATTTTCACAATGCCAAAAATGATAGCCTTCACCTATTTTAGTTTTTTGTATTTTAACTTCCAATATATTATGTGTAGCTAATTTTTTTAAATAAGAATATTTTTGAACATATAAGGGATATACATCTTTAAAAAATATATCTATAAAAGGTTTATTATTATAAGTCATTGCAACATTAATATCTCTTATAGTATCTATTGCATTATCAGATACTAACATCTCATCTTCTTTTCTTGGATACACTGCACCTTGTTGCTCACACTTATTAAAATAATTTGTGTAATCATCTATTAACTCGTTTGGCATAAAGTTTTTAAACAAACCAATGTGATTATCTATATAAAATTGTTTGTCCATTAATTAGCACCTCTGTTTTTTATTGGATCAAATTCTACATCACAATTCGCAGCAAGAGTTCTTCTTACTTCATCGGTCCCATTAAAAGGATAAACACAGTGCCTCATATCATATGGAAAGATATAAAAATCTCTAAGGTCCATTGGTGGTTGATAATCTATCTTTGCAAACTGACCATTAGCTGCACCTAATATTTGTAATCTTCCATTCTGTTGTACGTGTCCTGCTGAATATTCTCTACCATAAGTCGATGGTAATTTTAAAATCATAACACTTGATAGGCCTGTAAATAACATACCTCTATGAATATGTGCAGGATTATATTCGTGTTGTTTCATTTCATTAACCCAAATAGAATTAAGATGTAAATTAGAATCTTTTATTTTGTTAAATGCTAAATAATGTTTAAACATTTCTATAAAATAATTTGTTACATCTCTTGGTAACTTATTATGATTCTTCATTTTTGTTTGATCAGCTCCATGATAAAATAAAGAATGTTCTTTTTCTATCTTACCTACCAATTGTCCATTAGCAGGTGCTAGATTATTAATGTTAGTTTCATAAATATGATTAATTGAATTAAATATATCTAGTGGTACTTGATACTTTAAAATCGATTGACCTAAAAATACAAAATCAAACTTTAGGTTTTCCATGTTGTTCAATCTGTTCTTTCTTTTGATAACTTTGTTCTAGTTCTCCTGACTTTCTAATTCTTTGTAAAGATTGTAATTGTCCCATTACATTAAATACTTCTGCCTCTGATGAGTTTGCATTTAATGATTTTGCTTTCTCATGATATTGTAATCCGTAAGATTCTAATTGGTGTTGATTAACATCTTTGTCATTAAAAGATCCATCATTAAATTCTTTTTTTAATTTAGACCACATTTTAATTTCACGCATTCTGTGTCTTGCAACTTTTTCCATAGATGCTTTACCAAATCTAGCTTCGTCTAAATCTATCTTGTATTTAGTTGCTTTGTATTCATCTTCTTCTTTTTCTATTTTCTTTTCTAGCCAAGTTATCTTTGCTTCGTTTCTTCTGTAATCAAATGACAAAGCCATAAGATTATCTAAATAACTAGATTGTTCTCTTACACACTGCCAATACTTTGAGGCTTTAGTTGGGTATCGATTATCTTGTAACACAGAAAACCTCGCTTCTGTTTCTGTTCGAAACATTTGTTTCTTGGTCCATGTGTCACGAAGCTCGTCTACCATACCTTTAAATGATGACAAATCTTCTTGTGTTAATAAATTATTTAAATGAGGTTCTTCACCTTGTATTACTTCTCTTACATCTTTTTTCATATCTTTATCCTTTATAATTAAATGTAATATATATTATTTAAAATATATTACAAGTCTTATGAGTCAGTAAATGTAACATCTGAAGTTCCAGAACCCGACCATTCTTCTGTAGTGCCTACTATAGTTGTAGTATAACCCCCAATAGCTAAACAGTTAGTTTTAGATGCTCCACTTCCAGATAATTGCATTCTACCTGTGTTCATAATAGAATTGTAAGTCCAGCTAGTTCCATTCCATTCTTCTGTTCCTGAATATGGACCTTGACCTGCGGGTTGCGGAAGTGGTACTGCTCCACCAAAAATTAAAGCATTAGTATTATCAGTTCCACCTGCAGCTAACCCCCATCTTTTTTGGTTTACATCATTAACCTCTGTCCAATTTGTTCCATTCCAAGATTCACATTCTGCTCTAAAAGTATTATCATCTGGGTTAGAATTTCTAAAACCAGCCATTGCTAAAGCTGAAGTAGCTGTTCCAGCTCCTACACCATTATTTCTTTTATTATTCATATCATTAACTTCAGTCCAATTTGTGCCATTCCATACTTCTGTAACTACAACATCTTCTGTGCCTGGAACATATCCACCAAAAGCCAATCCTGATGTGTTGTCAACTCCAGCATTGTTGTGATATCTTCTTGCAGTATTTAAATTATTAACTTCTGTCCAGTTTGTGCCATTCCAAAGTTCTGTGTTATTGTAATAAGCAGGAGGTCCAGCCCAACCACCATCACATATTGCAGATGTGTATGTACCAAATCCAACTGTGTGTCTTCTAGCTGTGTTTAAGTCATTAACCTCTGTCCAATTAGATCCATTATAAGATTCTGTAAGCGCCGATTGTGGTGGTGCATTTCCACCAAAAGCTAAACTTGCTGTTGAAGTCCCATACTGTGCACTACCCATAGTGTCTCTTCCAGTATTCATAGATCCACCAGTAGACCAAGCTCCTGCTAAATTACTTAAATCAAATAATTGTGCAGCTGTTGAAGGACCACCAAATGATATTGCTGCTGAAGTTGTTCCAGCATTTCCTAAATGTTGTCTTGGTGTAGGATTGTCTTGTCTTGCAGCCCAAGCTGTTCCATTCCATTGTTCTACTGCAGCACTAGGTGAGCCAGCCGAACCACAAACTGCTAATACATCTGTTGCTGCTTGACCGACACCAACGCCGGCATCTTCTCTTGCAACATTAACATCTGTTATTTCAGTCCAGTTAGTTCCATTCCACTCTTCTGTTTGTTGTTTAGGAGGAGTTCCACTTCCAAAAATTATAGCTGAAGTATATGATCCTCCAGATGTTCTATACCTATCTGCATGATTTAAATTGTTAACCTCAGTCCAGTTAGTACCGTTCCAAATTTCTGTTTCATTTTTACTTGGTTCACCACCAGCAGCTAAAGATTCTGTATTAGTTGTTCCGTTTCCTGCAAGATAAACTCTTGAAGTATTTAAATCGTTGACCTCTGTCCAGTTTGTACCATTCCATGACTCTGTTTTACCTGTAACACTAGGAGCTCCTTCTCCACCAAAAGCTAAACCAGCTGTTCCAGTTCCTGCACCTCTATGACCAAATCTACCTGAATTTAAATCGTTAGTTTCAGTCCAACTAGTTCCGTTCCATAATTCACTTTTTGCTTTATTAGGTGATGGCTCTCCTCCAGCATATAAAGCAGAAGCTTGAGTTTGCCCTGAACTTGAACCTTTAACTCTAGCCGTATTCATAGTTGCTGCTGCAGTCCAAGCCCCTTGTAATAAAGGTCTTCTTGCTTTTAAAACATTAGAAGTTGTATTATACCAAACTTGTCCTTCAATAGGATTAGACGGATCATCTGATACCACTTGAATGTTTGATCCTTTTAATTCTTTGTACGTTGCCATAATTAACCTGCTGTTACCGTTTTAGTTGTTGTTGAAGAAGAACTCCACTCTTCTGCTAATGCACTTGCTGTATCTGATATTAAACCACCAATAGCTAAAGCACTTGAAGTAGTTCCAGTACCCATTGCTAAAGATTCTCTACCAGTGTTCATATCTGCTACTTCAGTCCAACTACCACCATTCCAATCTTCTGTAATAGTTGATCCTCCTGGATTTGGTTGATTTCCACCAAAAAATAAAGCAGAAGCACTAGTAGCACCAGCTGATCCTGCAGCACCTCTAGCTGTATTTAAATTGTTAAGTTCAGTCCAATTACTTCCATTCCACGATTCTGTTACATTTTGAACAGTTGGTGTTTGTCCTCCAAAAGCTAAAGCAGATGTGTTATCTGCTCCCGCTGCTCCAGGACGATATCTTGCAGTATTTAAATCATTAACTTCTGTCCAGTTTGTGCCATTCCAAGATTCTGTTTTTCCTGAATTTCCTGTATCGTAACCACCATATGCTAAAGCCGATGTTGATATTCCAGATCCATTTAAAACTCTTCTAGCAGTATTTAAATTATTTACTTCTGTCCAGTTAGTTCCATTCCAAAGTTCTGTTGCATTTGTACTTGGTGGAGTATTACCACCAAAAGCTACAGTGGCTGTAGAAGTTCCCGCACCTGCTAATTGAGATCGTGCAGTGTTTAAATTATTTACTTCTGTCCAACTTGATCCATTATAATTTTCTGTATCAGCAGTTTGTGGTGGCACATTACCACCAAAAGCTAAACCATTTGATGCAGTTCCAGTTGCTGCTAAATCATATTTAGCAGTATTTAAACTACCACCTGTAGACCAACCACCAACAGGTGCACCAGCGCCTGTCCATTCTTCTACTAATGCTGAAGAAGGAGGTACAGCTCCTCCAACAACTAACGCATTTGCATTTACACCAATTCCTGGAAATTGTTGTCTTGCTTGAGATAAATCATTTTGTTCTGTCCAGTTTGTTCCATTCCATAATTCTGTAGTTGCTGTGCTAGGACCTGGTGCTATTTCTCCACCACAAGCTATTGCAGATGTTGCAACTCCCATACTAGCTAAACTTGTTTTTGCAGTGTTTAAATCATTAACTTCAGTCCAGTTTGTACCATTCCATAATTCTGTTTTAGCTGAAGTTGGTGGTTCATTACCACCATAAGCTAATGCAGCAGGTTGTGTTCCTGCTCCACCTAAAGCAAATCTAACTTGATTTAAATCATTAACCTCTGTCCAATTTGTTCCATTCCAAGATTCTGTGTTTGCAACTCGTGATCCAGTGTTTCCACCAAATCCTAAAGCCGCAGGAACATCTCCTGCAGTTCCCATATTGTGTCTTGCAGTGCTCATATCATTAACTTCTGTCCAATTAGATCCATTCCAAGATTCTGTTACAGCTGTTACTGGAGGAACACCACCAAAAGCTAAAGCAGATGTATTACTAGCCCCAACACCACCTATTCCATAATTTGATCTGCCTAAATCATTAACCTCTGTCCATGCTGAACCATTCCAAGATTCTGTTATAGCAACATTTCCACCGGGTCCTTCTCCTCCAAAAACTAAGCTAGATGTGTATGTACCTGCACCACCCATGGCCTGTCTCGCAGTGTTTATACTTGCACCAGTTGCCCAAGAACCAGTAGTAGTTACAGCAGGAAATTGAAATTTTAATACATCATCAGTTTCGTTATACCACACCTCTCCCGTTATCGGATTATCGGGATTAGTCGTATAGTTCCGAATCTTTGTACCAATAATGTCTTTATAAGTTGACATTTAAATTTTTATTCCTCCAATGTTACATCAGCAGGTCTTGAATTGTCATCTGTCTTTTGATCGTCAGGTAACGCATCCCAAGCAGCTTGTGCCACTTGAACCTCTGCATCAACTAATGCTTGAGCTTCGTCTTTTGTTTTAACGACACCCGCTACTTTAGCAATCCAAAGATTAGCATGTTTGTTGTATGCAGGAACTTGCCAAACATTCCCTGGATAGCCTCTAAACGTGATTCTATTAGATTCATCATGATCGATAAATCCTTTGCCCCAGTTTTCTGCTACACAGTATTGATATGTTTTCATAGTTTCCTCCTTTTATTATTCTAATGTTTTAACAGTATTTGAAGTAGAGTTCCACTCTTCTGTCATTGCTGAAGGTGAAGAAGCTCCACCAAATGCAACTGCTGCTGATGAAGTACCTGCAGCATTACCATCTGCTTGTGAGACACTCATGTCTGCAACTTCTGTCCATGAAACTCCATTCCAGTCTTCTGTTGCGCCAGTATTAGGTGGTGCCTCTCCACCAAAAGCTAGTGCCGCTGTATTACTAGCACCTGTTCCCATAATACCATATCTTCCATCATTTAAATCGTTAACTTCTGTCCAATTCGTTCCATTCCAAGATTCTGTTTTTGCTTCATATGTAGCAGGAGGTGTTGAAAAACCACCAAAACATAAAGCATTTGTATTAGTAAGCCCTGCTCCGGCATTACCATATCTTCCTGTATTTAAATCGTTAACTTCAGTCCAATTCGTTCCATTCCAAGATTCTGTGTGTGCTCTAGGAGTTGGAGTTCCTCCATATATTAACGCTGATGTTATTATACCTGACCCTGCTGCTGTAGCTCTAGCATTATTCATAGTATTAACCGCTGTCCAATTAGTTCCGTTCCAAGACTCTGTTAAATTTGAAACTGATCCTGAGTCACTTGGTTGACCACCAAAAGCTAATGCGGAAGTATTGTCTGCTCCACAACCCATTGTTCTTCTTGCAGAATTCATATCATTAACTTCTGTCCAATTAGTTCCATTATACTGTTCTGTGTCATCAACACCATTAGTTCCATCGGCATCTCCACCAAAAGCTAAAGCTGATGTTTGAGTTCCTGATCGTCCTAAATATCTTCTACCAGTATTCATAGCATTACCTGTAGACCAAGCACCGACTGGTGCACCCGCACCTACCCATGCTTCTGTTACTGCTGTTGTGGCTGTAGATTTACCAGCAAAAGCTAAAGCATTTGATGTAGTTCCTCTACCACCTAATTCCATTCTTGCTGTGCCTAAATCTGATGTTTCAGTCCAACTACTTCCATTCCATAATTCTGTTAATGCTGAAACTGCTGCAGTAGATATTTGTCCACCAAAACCTAAAGCAGCTGGCACAGTTCCCGCTGCTCCCATTCTAGATCTTGCAGTATTTAAATCACTGACCTCAGTCCAGCTCGTTCCATTCCAAGATTCTGTTTCTGTTTTGTATGTTGGTGTTGGATTTAATCCACCAAATGCTAAAGCAGCCGTAGCTGTTCCAGTTCCTACTACATTACTTCTACCAGTATTTAAGTCATTAACTTCAGTCCAGTTACTTCCATTCCAAGTTTCTGTAAGATCATAAAGTGTGCTTGATAAATTTCCACCAAAGATTAAAGAAGATGTGTTATCAGCTCCTGCTGCACCCGCCGCAGTTCTTGCTTGATTTAAATCGTTAACTTCAGCCCAGTTAGTGCCATTCCAAGATTCTGAAAGTGCAACCTGAGCAGGTCCTGAATCTCCACCTGACCCTATGGCTGAAGTAGATGTGCCACTTCCTCTTATACCTGTTCTACCTGTACCTAAATCATTTACTTCTGTCCAACTAGTTCCATCATAAGATTCTGTGTTTGTATAGTAAGTATCTGGTGGAACATCTCTATAACCACCAAAAGCTATAGCTGCTGTGTAAATTCCAGCTCCACCTACATTTTGTCTAGGTGTGTTTATAGAGTTACCTGTAGACCAAGAACCAGCTGATGTTACATTTGGAAATTGATATCTCCATACATATGCTGAACTGTTATACCAAAGCTGACCTTTAGCAGCAGATGGATCATTACCAGCAAAGTTGACGACTCCCGTCCCAACAAGATCTTTATATGTAGCCATGATTATTTATTCTTTAGCAGCCAGCCCTGTGTAGAATCTGTATATACTAAAGTGTTTCCTGCCCTTTCTGTTGAAACTGTCAAGTCGTCTGTAGATCCTGCAATTTTTTCTGAACCATTTGCAGA